AATACTCAAGTCCGTGGTGGACGGACAAATTTCTTCCCCACACGGACACATGTGTATGTCTATGACGGACACGAAAAAAGACCCCGGTCAAAACCGAGGTCAAACATTTGTTCGCTTACTGGAAAAGTGGGTCGAACACAAATTCACCAAAATCCACACATTCAATCTGGTTGATATCATATCTCAAATAGTTTCTTTTTTCAGTATTAATTGCATGCATAATTAAATACACTTTTTTCTCTGAAATTTTGATAACCCCTTGTACAATCTTGAATAAATTCGCTTCCCCTGCTGTGCCAGTTTCTTTTCCCCTAAGAATCACGCTACACGGTAAAGTACAGTCTGTTGCATTGAAATGGATTGCAGGACTGTCAATAGAACCCACTTCCAACGGAGTACCGTCCAGTTTTAAGTTTGGAACATTTATCTCACTGAGTTTAAGCTCTAAACATCTCACTTTAGCAGTGCCATTAAAAATGGAATATCTGATTTTCGCACCGCCTTTACCTGGAATATTGGTGGTCTTTGTAAAAGTTGTACCATACTCAATACTGTTAATCGGCTTAAAATAAAGTCCGTCAAACGCTCCAATCACCATATTTAGAATATTCTTATGACCCTGTTCGGACGGGTGTACACCGTCATTTGAAAAAGATGATTCATACAGCATACCCTGATACGCTGGTATAACACTAAATCCCAATTGAGCGGCTGAATATATCCAGATTTTAATTGCTTTAATCACACTGATATACTTTGTTGATGTGTGAATCCCCTGTTGATGTCCTTCCCATGTCCAACCCATAGGACACACAACGACATTTTTACAGTTTTCAAAATTATTTGATATTGCGCTCTGGAAATCAATCATTCCCTGACTGATATCGTTCTCAGCAGCGTTCCTGTCATTATAGCTTCCACCAATAATAATTTTGACAATATTTTTCTTGTCGTTCACCGTCATACTGCTAGCTAACTCGTTTAGCATATTGGTGAAAGTTTTTGTCCCGTCCGCTTTAAAACCGTAACCGCCAATAGCACACAGTTTTACAGTATATCCATTTTTTTCAAGAGCACTTTTAAGCATATACGCCCATGAATATTCCTTATTAGATATATTTTCTCCAGCCGCATAACTGTCACCTAAAATAAGAATCGTAGGTTTATTAACTCTAGCCAGTGCTCCCTGTAATAAGGCATCCGAAATTATTTCTGAAAGCTCACCACTCTCTTTCATTTCTTCTAGAATTCTTCTCACTTCACTATTAATTTCCAGTTTTGCAAAATAATCTGTTACAAAATTTTTCAACTCTTCAAATCTATCCTGCAAATTAGAGAAATCGTCCTGCATCCTAAGCCATTCATCCGTCAACTTTTTTATTGTTTCTATAATCCATGTCAAGTTCATTTCATGGAAATTCGTATATGGAAATTTAAACATTTTCTCACACTCCTTAATACACTAACAAGAAGAACTCTTCTTTAAACATTTCAGTAATTTTACTCAACGCACTCATAGATTTTTCAAGCTTGAAATCCAACACCTCAAGTTCCGACATTCCCGTAGACTTTGTTTCTTTTTCCGTTTCTGTCGTTTCATTTTTAGAATTCTTTGCGTTGTTGTTTGTCTCATTGTAGCTTGCTTTTCCTCCATAAGTAATGGTTGTGCTTCCCCTATCCACAAGTGACGTTGAGTTAAACCCTGCTACTTTTTCAGCTGTTGAATCCGACCCGCTCGTTCCACTATTACTTTCCTGTTTTAAATTTTCTTTATCTTCTGTTTCAGACTTTCCTTTTCTGTCTCTTGTAATCGTCTCTGTTTTTGCGCCCTCTGTTTTGGAAATGGCGAGTTCTATATCATAGATAATCGAGAACAGTCTTTCATTTACAGATGACCATGAATTTAGAGCTAGTGCCATTTCAGTAGGTGACGGTATCAAAACTTCTAATTCAGCACATTTTAACAGAACATAGTTTTGAATATTTTCCTTTCCAATATCATTTACCATATTGACAGGTAGATGATTTATGAAATTATCTTTCAACAGATTCTCATTCCATGCTAGCAGACCCTGCAAGTAAAGTTCCCCCGGCATTATTTTCACCCCCCTCATTATGACGCAATTTAACGTTTAGATTGAGATTAAACATTCTGTTTGTCTTTTCGACCCCTTCTTTCAATGTTTCAAGCCATAGTTCCACTTTTGTGAAGCACTCAATATTGTTACTGTTTACCTCATCCACTATCATGCGTTCTTTCTTGTCACTTCTCGTGTTTGGTATGCCAACCTCATTGCAAAACATTTCTTCCCATCGTCTTAACGTGTCCTGTAATTCAGGGGCGATAAAATTCTTTTTCAAGTCATTGTTAAAAAAATCTAACGGGATATTGCCATCTCCTATTTTCAGTTTTTCATCATAGAAAACTCCAAGTTCACCCCTCATTACATCGTCTAGAATTTTCTTCATTGATTCAGCCTGACTTTTTCCTCTCACAGCGAAAAGGAATGACAGCTTACTGTTCATGATATTCATTTCACATGATTCGGCGGTCATAGCCATATTATCTGCATAGTAATTTACGATATCGGAAATACCACTATAATCCGGCTGTAATTTGATAAGAGAACACTGAGTGTTGATTTTAGGCTCTAAAATGCCAGTCAACAGAGGATTGACAATTATAGCGTGTGTGGGATTATAATAGATGTTATATCCTCTCAATCCGCAATGCTGGCATATAACACCAAACTTATCTGTATTCACAACCGCCAGATATCCATTTAGAAACAGTGAATACAGAAAGTAATTTTTATCCCACATTTCAGGCAACTCAAACTCAAATACAGACATAACTTTTTCAAGCAAATACTTTTTGAAAAACATAAACATTTGTGTGTTTTTCGTGTGAAGAGTTGACGGACTGTAAGACGAATTAAACAAGTTTACCATTTCGTAACTGTATGGCATCATATCACCCCTTTATAAATACAGAACTCCAATATTGAGCATACTCATAACGTTCTGGCTGATTCAGGCTTGCCGGTCTCAGATAGTTATACATGAATGCATTGGTCAGAGTTTTCAAGTCATGGTTTCCAGTTGCCCATTCACGCCAAGTCATATTGTAACTAGATGTAGCATACCATTCCGGTTCAATACCTCTATTGGCATCTCCCACACTCTCTTGATATTCGGCGAACAACACAGCGCACTGTTTTCCACCATCGTACCAGTCGTCATGCTTGCCGTATAATAAATCAAGCACTGAGAGTAGTTTTGTTCCGGGTGTCCACTGTACAAGTCCTCTACCGGGTCCATCTGCAGTGGTTCCACCGCCAACCTCCAATAGTCCGGGATTCATGGTACTTTCTTTCTCCATGTTTCCAAGTAACGCCATACGCGCAGTAGCACTCCAACCTCTCTCTTTGAAATAATTGTTAATGTTTGCGGCATTTTGCATCATCTTATCACGGGGAAAATATCCCTGTACTGTGTCAGTAACAAGAACGTTCCAATTTCCAGATGGCAGGGGAATTTCACCGCCACCACCACCGGAACCGCCTTTTTTAAGTCCTATCAATAATGCCGAATTATTATAAGGATATCTCAACGAACTCATGCGTAATAAAATCCTCCTTCCAAGTAATTTTTAATTGTGGTTATTTCTTCTGAATAGGCACCAATGATATTAACATTGCCATTTTCCACGATATAGAAACCGTTCCCCATTGATGAGGGCACACCATTCTTCATGTAAGGTCTACCGTTATCGGCGTTATCCTCATCTGTAATCTCATAACAATCGGTTATAAGCTGAGTATTTACGAGCATTGATGCAACTGTGTCCGCCGATGAAAGTGCAGTAGCTTCTGCTTTAGTGAGTTGTAAACCTAAATTCAACAGTGATGAAGCAGATCCAATCCAGTTACCCGAAACAATACCGCCAACTGCCCCGACTGCTGACCCGATAGCACCCGGCAAGTCATTTTTAATATCACCAATGGAAATAGAAAAACCAACTTTTCCGGGAACATTTGCTAACATGTATTTTTCAGTACCTTTTACGATGTATACATATGCGACCGCACCACCTGTTCTGCAATCTATATCACATTGTATTGTCAGCGTGTTCTCAATGATTTTCGAATAATTCAGTTCAATACTTCCAAATCCTTGTATGAACAACTTTCCCCGTCTATACGGATAGCTGTTTAGGTATGAACCTCTCGTTCCTGCTTGCGGATGACTAGGAACATTTACAGTTGTTGATACACGATCAATAGCGTTTGATGATAGTCTAACTGCTATGGCGTCCACTTCCCACCACCCCAAACCGATTTTCGATTCTATGACTACTTCATCTTCCACAATATCGTAGGGAAACCATAATACAGATGTTATATATTGTGCAGGGTTGAAAACCATTTTTGCAATATCTTCACCTAAATCCGCTAAATCACCAGTGCCCATCCAAGTCATAGATGAAAATACACTTTCAGAAAATTTTACAAAACCTGCGTAATTAAATTTATAGTATTCACACATACCATTTTTACCTATAACCCCTACCACAAAAGTTCCTGATTTAATACTGTTAGCTTGTGGAAAAAGAGGTTGATTTGCCATAGTTGCGTTCCGTGTAGGGGCGCTGAATGACGGATATAAAGCGTCTGATATTCTACCATCAAAATTGGTACTAGTTCTTATGATGTAATAACTCTTCTCGCCTATTTCATCTTTAAAACTTGCCATCACATCTACTTCCATATGGCACACCCACAACCCCGTACTGTATTCCCAATCATCCACGAAATAATATCGTTCAAATTCCGGAATATAGCAGTAATTGATTTTTTTCGGACTCCAGTCTTTCGCAAACTGAAATGTGATTGTAGGCTTTAAAATGGAGGAAGGGGCTCTTAAAGCCCCCTCATAATTTTTACCACCACTCGTGGGAATCCATGTAGAATTTTTCGCTTTACCGACATTAAAACATGTCACTATCATACATGTGCCTCCTAACTAATCGAGTAAGAAAACTACACCGTTTTCCGTGAAGTCATTGTAATATCTGTCATTGAAATGCCAGAAAATGTTACTGTATCCGCCTCTTGCATTAAACGGTGATGGCGCTGACCATTCACCATAAGTTGTGATACCGACAGCTTCCTCATCGAATAATACTCCAAAAATATTGGAAGTAACTTCCCCCTCAGTATCAGAAACGACATTTCCGTCGGAGTTCATGTACGATGCTTTTACGTTGATTCCATCTGAACTGTCAATATTCTGCCAAAATCCCACTTTTTCATGGTCTGCCATTTTAAGATAGCTGTCGTTAAAGATAGAGGACATAACAGTAGTGTCAATATTGTTCAGTTCTTCTGAATACAGATACAATTTCTGCTTGTTGTATGGCGTATGCCTAGAAATCTCTTTTCCCGTCACATTAATGTGGAATTTTTGTGTCCTCTCAGTCATCCAATCGGATACTGTCTTAATATACCCTGTTGCCCATTTCATAAACGGCACAAAATTCTCTGGTTGTTTTACCGTTTCAGTAGTCAGCGTGGTTCCTGCCACATCATTGTATTTTGCCACAAGATGGATAACGTTGTCGGGGTCACCTTTTACTTTACCACCGATGAAGTTCACAAGCGTCATTCTTGCTGTTGCTTCATGCGCCTGTTCGATCAGATCAGATGCATTTGTCATAACCATAGTGACGAACCTTTGAAATTCCTGTTCATTCTGCAGAGCAACGTTTAACTGGTCTCTAAACAGTGTAATATGTCTCTGATATACGTTTTGTCCGTAAAAATTTGTTTGAAGCACTTTCGGAATGGCAACCACCTGGTCGTCCACACTCGCACCGTTTTTCAAATCATATCTGTCATCTTTTTCCCAATCAGAATCTGCGATGTTAAGTTTTCGCACGTGGTTTCCGAATCTCATATTATCCTGATACAAACCCTTGAACTTTCTGGAATACGGTCTGATAGAAAAAATGGTTCTGCTGAGCACCTGAGAAATCGCACCTAATAGTGGGTCAATTCCTAATCCGAGTGCAGTGGTGGCAACCGAAGTGAAATCACTGGTCGCAATTGCACTAATTGTGTTTCTACCTGTTGCCTGATTTACAATTTCATTTAAAACAGCTGCTGAATTAAAATTGTCTACATTAGGAGAATCTAACGATAATTTAGTAACTGAACCCATGATATCACTCCTTTACTGGCGGGTTAATAATTGATGCTAACATATCTCCTGTTGTTGGTGGTTCTGGAATCTGAGAATTACTCAGGTTTCCAACCTGAATCAGTCTTGTAATCTCATCTAACCGGTTGTCCAGAACGCCCATACGCTGATTAAACATATCCTGAGTATTATTCTGAATCGGAACCTGTACCGGAACTGGTGCCGGTGCTGGTGCCTGTGCCGGTGTTGGTGTCTGAATCTGAGCCGGTGCAGGTGCTGGCATCGTAGTGACCTGATAATTCTGTGATGCCACTACTCCTGCAAGTTTGATAATATCATCTTTTGTGAATCCTGCACCAGACAGTGCAATGATATCTTCGATTTTCATGTGTTATCATTCCTTTCTTGTTAAATATTTTTTATTACAAAAACCTGCATAAATCTTTCCGCTGTCTGAGTATTCGCAAAGATACCATTCCATAGTAGCATCTGTGAACCCGTAACAAAAAACAGTACGTCCTTTTTGCATCTCTACAATGATATTTGCGTTTGTATCTGGCTTATCACGCAACAACAGAGGGGAACTCTTTGTGCTTATCTTGTATTCACCATATACGTCACAGTCTGGTATAATGTCAATCATTCCGTACTGTTCTTCAATATCAGGGTCTAGTAGAATTTTTGCGCCTAATGGCATCTGTATCACTCCTTCACGTCCAGTTTATCGGCAAGTTTCTGAATTGCCATTGTATTGTTGTTCAGAACCTCTGTGAGGTTGTGTATCTCTTCTTTGTGGTTTTCAGTCTCTCTGTACCATAAATAAAAGGTTACTGCAAGGCAAGCTACAGGTACACCCAAAGAGCTAAATAACTGACTTACTGCCTGAATCCATTCCATATTGTCACTCCCCCCTCTTTTGAATTGAGGGGAAGTGCTGTGAGCCAACCAAACTCATGTACACGGGTTCCGCCCGTTGGTTTTGTACCACTCCCCCTACAACGATAGAGTATCACATCTTGAAATAATTGTCAAGTAAATATTTTGATTCAATATCAGAAAAACTTACTAACCCGTCAAGGTACATCCCCCAGACCCATATGAACTTGTGTCGGAAAGCGATTAAATCTCTTGTTGATGTGGAATAAGTAATTTGTGGCGAACCCTGTAAGTGTTGTGTGATATACAATTTTTCCTTGCTTTTATGGGTGTATACGGTTATTTCACCGACTGTCACAATGGGGACGTACTCGTTTATTGGCTCTGATTTGATATCCGAATAATCCTCTGCATAAAAATCATTCTGGATTGACATCTTGTAAAAATCGCTGTCTTTGCCAACCATTTTGTATACCGCTGTCTCAGATTTTGCCTGTGAAATCGGGGAGTTGGCAAGATTGATAAGGATAATACCTCTATCAGGCAGATAGCTGAATTCCTGCCCTGTTTTATGCATATCAGTGACTTTACGGATTAATCCTAGTTTTGCAAATATATCACAGTTTGCGTTTTCGCTATTTGACGCACATATGAGCTGTAAAGGTTTTTCCCCCACAAGCTCTCGATTTCGGTTTATGGTTTCATATCCATTTAATAGCGCAATCGTGGCGTTTTTCAACTGAGGCTCCGTCTTTTCTGGAATAAATTCATCGTAAAACATCAACTCAACGTCTGCCGCTCCGAAACCTCTTAAATTGGATATCGTGCCAAGTGCCGCGGAATAGCCAAGTGGTTCCCCTGAGTTTGTATATTTTTTTGTTTTCTCATCAAATTTTGTATCATAAAAACCTGAGTACATTTTGTTAATTGGTGACGGTGTAATGCGTCTACCGCAGTCCGCGTTATATTGCTTAAATGGGTTGAATTGTGGTGTGCGAATCATATCTATTTGAGTTTGGCGAGTTCGTAGGTAAATAAATTTTTTATTATTTTCCACGGCGTGTTTCAAAATACCGTATGTTTTTCCTGTTCCTCTGCCACCCCATATAAAGATGAAAGGACACCCTGTTTCCAAGATGCCCTTTATATTCACATAACCGTTACTGTCGTACATTTCAGGTTTTTTCATTTCACGTATCCTGCAACAAGGAAGTCCCTGCCACGCTGTGATTTTTTGAAAAATACAGATACTTTTCTGAAGTCCTCACCGCATTTTTCTGCCATTGTGATGATACGCTCGAAAGACTGAATGAATGAGGCTGAGGTTGTCACGAAAACTGTATCCGTTTTCACTTCTTCGATTGACAGAGTTTTTACCACTTCACCCTTTGCGTTCACATCTTCCACAATAGCGTAGTAGCCAAACTCAACAGTTGTTCCGGCGGCGTTGGAAAGACGGATTCTGCCCTCATCTTCGAACATTTTGAACATTAATTCCATTGTGTACTCATTTTCCTTGATGTTTGTTTTGATAATTTTCATGCTGTTTTCTCCTTTTTTCTTTTATGCTGTTTTTCTCTACTTTCCATAGTGTACAAATTCAGCCTCTGTCATGGATGCTTTCACAACCTCTGTATCCATAGACACTTTTACAGCTTTTACTCCTGTCTCAGCTTCATAAGATTTTTTAATCTTTGTAGCTGTTACATTTGCACCGTAGTAGGTTTTTTCAACAGTCTGTCCGTTTTCGTCTGTAATCTTTGCTGTTACTTTCTCAATGCTTCTTGTAATCATGTTTTCAACTCCTTTTTATTTTGTTTTGTTTTTTGTTACAAGTATATAATAGCATATGTGAACGTGTATGTCAAGCCTTTTCTTTAGTATTTTTTAAAAAATCGTGCCATAAGTCAACACTATTAAGAACGTTTAAATATTCCAGTGTAAGCCCTACTGTATATTCAGAGGGTCGTATAACTACATTTCTGGTGATATACACGCTCTTGTCAGGGTTGGCAGGGTCTGGACTATAATAGCCATAGTCTGTATCATTATAAACGGATTCCGTGCCACCTGCATCCCTGAATGTGGTTCCGATTTTCAGAGCTTCCAGACCACCCATTTTTTGCAGTTCCACCGCACCTTTTTCCTTTTCCACACCTGCTATTGTGATTTTGAGTCTACCGTTTTTTTCCTGCGCGTATTTTTTTGCACCTAGTGTAATAAATCTATCCGACGTGCCCTCATATTCATACACGCCTAAATAATGTTCCACGCCTTTTGGGTCTGAAGCATGACCGCCATTATCTATGGAATCCTCCTTTAATCGGATATTCAGTTCATCAAATTTATCCTTGATTTTGGGGTAACGCTCCGTCATCAATATTTTACATGAATCGGTATCACAATAAACAAAATCCTCGCCCGCGATGTTTACGGCAAGCTTGAGTCTCTGTCTGGCATGAGCAGTTACCCAACACCCCCACGCATACAGCATGAACGCTCTTTTGTTGTATTTCGCTAACTTTTCCGCTGTATCCCCATCCTCAACTGAAAACGGCTTGTCAGTGTTACTGTAAATAATATCAGGCTTGACCGGGTTTTGTGCCGCCATGCCATATAACGCATTTATCAACTCTTTTGCTAGAGCGTATTCAAACTCCTTCCCTTTTACACCTTTTAAAGATGTTTTATCTGTAAACAAACTTTTCACTAGTTCCCTCAGAGATTCTGGTAGATAACCATATCCCGCTGTATAAAAATCTGTAAGTTCTGCCGTATCCCAGACGTATTCACCTTTTACAATCCCAAAATCGATATCATTTAGAGTGCATGAGTATTCACGTGCTGAGAGCAAGCGTCCGTTGTCCCAAACAGATTCGGTGCTTATGCAATACCCCTTATCTTTTGTCAGATAAGGCGCACCGTAATATACATCTTTTTGCCTGATATTTCGGAAATGGAACCGCCCCACGTATGCCTTGTGAAATTTTGTCCACCTTTCGAGGTCGTCCATACCGCAATTTCCCTGCCGCACAAATTTTGTCATTGGAAATTCGCAATTAAGCATAACGTCCGGATAAGAGCTTGCCCGGTCGAATGACGCAACGTTGTTGAGTATTTTTCCAACGTGATACCTGTTTGCATGCGTGTCACCACCCCTGAACTCTTCTCTGAGTAACGTGTATAAGCTCGTGTCACACATCATATTATGCAGTTTTTTATAATTGTACTGTTTCATAGCTTGCCTTGCTTCTCTTCTGACATAGCCAGTAGAGGTTAATGGGAGAGTGTATAAGGTATCGTTATTATCCGTCAATCGTTTATGCATTGCCTGTAATAATCCTATCACATCGTTACACCCGTATTCAATTTCCCTAGTTGATAATTCTGTCCACGGGTAACGTTGTTTATTATAATCAAAATCTTTCAGCTTCTGATTCTCTACCCCACTATCACTCAAAAACTTGTCAAGACTTTTGTGCGTTTGCATATACGTACACCGGAACTCTAAATTCCCTTGCATATGATTTCCTGCTCTTATTCTGAGTATTTTACGAGGTTTGAGCGCAAACACCTCTTCTGGCTTTATTTCTATGTGTGAACGCAAAAACTGAAATTCGTATGACAGGTTGTGCACAAAAGTCATTGTAATAAGGTGTTCATCTTCAATGCCTGTAAACAGTTCTTCGAGTTCGTCCCAATTTCTGCCGTACACGCATATTATCTCATTATCGTCTAGTAATACGGCAAACTGCCATAAATACATAATGCTCTGTTCGATTCCAGAAAGTCGTGTAGTTTCAATGTCAAAAGCGCATATGCAATTTCGGTACGACTGCTTTGCGAAGCGTTGTTTTCCTCTCATGTTAGGAGTTCTGTATATCTTCTGTATTCTATGTATCAATTCTTCTCTTTGCTTTTTGCCACTCCCTATACTGATTGAGTAATTCATCACCAGATTTTTCACCTCTATCAATAAACAACTCTAGCGCTTTTGTGCTGTCATATACTCTCCCAAGCGAATAATCACGAACGGACTCCATGAACTCACCAAACTCATTGAGTTCTTTATAGGTTTTAAATTTGACCCCCAACTCTTCAAGTTTTGCCATTTTCCGTCTGGCAATTCTCCTTTGTCCCGAGACGCTGTATAAATCAGATTTCTCAGCGTGTTCTAAGGCAGACAATGCGCCCCGTCTCTGGCGGGCGGTCACTATCTGACTTTCAGGTGGTAGTTGTTGTAGCATATACTGTATATCATTCTTTGCACCCATTCCAAAATTTCGGTTTTGGGCTAAGACTTTTAGTTTTCTTATCACCTTTGTGCGCCGTTTTGCGTAATCTGTCGTCATGACACTATGTCCTCCATTTCGTGAATATGCCCCAAGTGAAACATTATCGCAGAACGGCTCAGTACTCGCGCTTTGCTCATATTACACTGTCTTGCCAATTTCTCCACTTCCCTGTATGTTCTGTCTGTGAGATATACGCTTGTGTTATATTTCGGCATAACTCGAGGGGATACTATAACCCGAGAACCTATGTCGCCGAACTCTGAAACAAAGTACACGGCGTGCTCCAAGTATTCACTCACGGTTGTCCCATATTCTTCTGACCAATTGTATATTCTGATATCTAGACGGAGTGATAATTTTCTCATTGTTTTCTATCCTTTCGATCCTGTTTTCTTCTACGTTTTTCTTTCCGTCTATTTTCTCTGCCCATTTCGTCTGTTGTGCCTAAGATATAACCTGAAACAAACATTATCACAAAAGTTATTAACAGACACATTGTGTCACTCATAGTTGTTGCTATCATTTTGCTACCTCCAATAAATATTTCTCTCATCACTATCACTAATCAAGAACACGTCGTCATATTCGGTATACTTATTCACATTCCCATCATGAAACAAAATACTAATTCCGTTCTCTTCCACTTTCAAAAACCTCACATTTCTTTTAAATCCGTTTATATAAACAGTTTCCCCAAAATACCCTTTTTTAATCTTTCGGAATAGCTCTTTCAAATCATGATTAAAATCAATAATTAAACTGTGAATACCCGTATATTTGATTTCAGCGGTTAGACCGTAAAACTCAATTCCAGTTTCTCCTAGAATAGCGTCCTCACCTGCAAATTCGACAAAACCATTGATTGTAACTAGAGTGTCTTTAACCACGATAGCTTTTTTAAGCTCTTCTAACTCATCAACAGGCTCAATAGGTACTAGACATGTATCTTCAATTCTTGATATGTCATTAAATAATGAAGCGTTGTAGCGTATGGAACCGTCTGAAAACCTATGGAAACTATACTTGCCATTTTTGTTCATATATTCATCAAGCTCCTGAGTGTGTCTTATTATTAATTCGATTGTATCTGCCATTTATGCTCCTTTTCTCCCCGTTGTGCCGGTAGGACAGCTTATTTCAATGTTTATCTGATACTACAACAAATTTTTACTTCTGCATAAGGAACACTAGCCACGATTCTTTTGCTACGGTCATATATAAACAATTCTTCCATATCGTCATCAAAATTTAATTTTACTCTATCAAAGAAGAAAAATAAGCCGTTTATAAAAACGCCACAAGAAGCACCATGATAACCTGTTCTAAAAACTTTATTAAGCTCTCTAATTTTTTTGATGAAATATTTTTTATTTTTTTTCATTTTCGTACCCCTTTCACTCAATTTCAGGGAATAGTACTGAGTCCTCTCGCTCGCTTAATTCATCCGCTTCACAGCTAAATCAAGGATTAACGTCTAACTTGGCATTAGCTGGTGATTTTCTACTAAGTATCACCACTGTGCGTCATTGTCCTACTGCTCTCACTTTCTTTAAGTCCTTTACCGGGTACTTATTCTTCACACGCTCATTCCGATTTGTATCGGCATAACTGCCATGTTACTAACGTGTAGCCCTATGGGTTCCCGATCTTTCCTGCTTTCTATTCCCTGTTACAATTATATAATACCACACTTATACCACAATGTCAATAGTTTTTTATAATTATACCGCATTTTATTGTCTGTGTATAGCGCACAGCGTGTCCGTCATAGACATACACATGTGTCCGTGTGGGGAAGAAATTTGTCCGTCCACCACGGACTTGAGTATT